ACGGAGAGAAGCTCGTGAAGCTTGTGTTAGTGACACCATCGCAGGTTAGAAAGCTTCGAAAGTTCTTCTCGAAGCACTATGAAGCAGATGTGTTCTTCAGCAACAGATTCCTGATAGACACAGGGATATACAGAGGGTTCACGGTCCCCTCTGGTGAAACGCATATACATGTCGATGATATCGAACCTATTGACGAGGAGAAGACCCCAGATGTGCAACCCCGGATACACACTGTCGACATTGAGGTATGGTCCGGCGGAGAGTTTCCAGATGTCGACACAGCATCAAAGCCTATCACTGCCATAAGCGCCCACGACTCATATACTGACCAGTATTTCATCGGGGCTCTCCACCCAGACACCGTTCCACAGGGAGAAGGCCACACGTGGGGCGACGAGATAGAGTGGGAACTCCCGTCAGGGGTCAACGCGTCTCAAGGGAAGGTGCAGGTGTACCACAACGAGAACAAGCTGCTCGCAGACTATTTCAAGTTTGTGAACATGACAGACCCAGATATCATGACTGGGTGGAACAGTTCTCGTAATGAGATGGGATCAGGATTTGACTATCCGTATATATTGAATCGAGCCGACGCCATCAACGAGTGGACGTTCAATGACCTGACGTATGATGGTGGCCGGGTGTTTGTGAGCAAGAGAGGTCAGCCCGTCATTGGTGGAAGGCAGATGTTCGACATGCTGCAAGCGTATAAGAAGACCCAGATACATGAGAAGAGAAGCTACGCGCTGGGGGCGATTGCACAAGAAGAACTAGGATATGGCAAAGAAGACATAGAGAATCTCGACACGGGATGGACACACAACCCTGTGGACTTCATGAGATACAACATTCGTGACGTGCAGGCCGTTGTGGGCATAGAAAAGGAGCAGGACGTTCTCGACTTATATGACAACCTACGGTACGTCGCGGGCTGCACATATGATGAAGCGGCGGACTCGAACATCGGCATCATCGATGTACTGTTCTTACGGAAAGCGCGAGAGCGGGGTGTAGCATTACCAACATCCACGAAGCCAAACCGCAACTGGTATTATGGTGCGAAGGTGTTCAACCCATCTCCTGGGAAGCATAAGAACGTTGTGTATCCTGACCTTGCCTCTCTATACCCATACTTGATGTGGTCGCTGAATGTCTCCCCCGAGACAATATACGACACGGTGGAAGAGGCCGAAGAAGACGGGTTCTCTGAGGATGACCTGTACACAGCATACATAGATCGACGAAACGACAGCGAAAAGCGTTCGTCTTCACCCGAAACGACAGAGGTATACTATGTCAACCCGAACGTGAAAAGTGGTTTTGTGAGAGATGTTGTCGACGAATTAGTGGACATGAAATACGAGTACAAGGGCCAAGGTAAAGCATACGAAGCGGTGAAGCGCATCACAAACAGCATCTATGGTGTGTTTGGAGACTCTAACTCTTGGGGCCGAGGGTTCAGACTGTTCGATTGGAGGCTGGCAGAATCTATCACAATCTCTGGTCAGATGGTGCTTGAGCACACCGCTGAAACATTCACTGACACGCTTCATTCGATGGGGTATCACGATGCTGAACTCATCGGCGGCGACACGGACTCAGTGATGACAAAGATACCGACAGCCAAAGACATGGATGAAGCCATAGAAGCGAGCTTTACTGCGGCAGACGCTGTGAATGAATCGTATGACACATTCATGTCAGAGATGTTTGGAATCCACAACAGCGAAGATCACAAGATGGAGGTCGAGGTAGAATCGTTTGCAGAGTCTATATTCTTCTTGCGAGACATGGATTCAGATAACCCGAATGATGGTATCAAGAAGAAATATAGCCAGCTTGTTACATGGGACGATGGTGAGTACATAGAGAATCCAGAACCGAAAACAAAAGGATTCAAGCTGGTCAGGAGCGACACCGCTTCCATAACGGGTGAAGTGCAGACGCATGTTTTACACACGATACTGCGAGAAGATGAACCAAAAGAACTCGTGAGAGAGTATGTGAAGCACATTTGGGACCTTGCTCTCGGCGGAGATATGTCGCTTGAAGAGATAGGCATCCCCTCTGGGATAACATCTGACCCCATGGACTATGGGTGGTCGCTGGATGAGAAGACCAATGAGTGCAAATTCTATACACCTCAGCCACATATTCGAGGGTCGCGGTATGCAACAGCATACATAGAAGGAGAGGAGATAGAGGCGGGCTCAAAGCCTCTTATGTTTTATGTGAAGAATGTGCAACCTGGGAGTGATTACCCGGAGACATATCAGTATAACGACATATTCAGTCTGAACGCGCCGAAGGACTGCACGAATTTGAACGCACGGGAGATGAAGGAGATAGACAGGCCCGTTGACGCGATAGCTGTCGAGGATATCCGCCATATACCTCAAGAGATTAACATAGACTACGAGAAGATGGCAGAGAAAACGGTTAGAGATGCGTTGGAGAATATTGTGGAAACGATGGGGTGGTCATTCGACGATCTTGTCACGGAGGGCGCTCAGGCAGGTCTCGCACAATTCATGTAGCGAAAGCTTTAAGTAGTACAATGCTGTATCATCTAACGGAATGACTTATACAGCGAATCAGATTCGAGAGAAGGCACAGTACTACGGCGAGTTCATGCTTGTTCTGGAGAGCGACCGAGAGTATGACTTTCACAACTTCACAGTGACGTTTGGAGAAGACGAGTCGTCCCCCGCTCTATCTGATGATGAGATTCGAATCGAGGGTGTGATGGACGGTGAGCATCTTGTTGTGGACATCCCAATCGAGCGGATCGAGCACGTGTACGCACACCGAGAACTATAATAGGATGGAACGATTCCGTGTGACTGCACAGGAAACACATCTTTTAGAATCATCGCACCTCGTCAACGAATTACAATCGGCGGCAAGCGATGTCGATGTCTTTCCTTTGTTGCGCGGAAGTGATGTTGTCTATTTTCATGATATTGACGGTGGATATATCCAAGACGAGTCGTTACATCTTGTGAATATGATTCATCGCGTGCAAGGCAAGTATTCTCCCCCAGATAAAAAATTTTCCGAAAACCTGGAGGCTCACATCAGGGGTAAATACTACCAGATGCACGTTGTAGATATGTTATTTTGGGATTCTTACCCAGATGAAGATTTTATCGTATCGGTGAAGGTCGACGACTATACCATCGGCGATGAAGGCTTCGACGAAGCATTGTTGTCTGAAATAGACAGAAGAGAAACAAGACACACATTACATGAGTAGACAAAAGGCAGGTCTTCGAAAAGAACACGACATAGCAAGAGAAATTCACGAAACGTCTGGTGGGAAGATAATCCCCTTGCGTGCTGGGTGGAGTGGAAACAGTTCACCACCGCTTCCAGATCTACTCATTCCATACAAAGGATCTCTTCGGGCGATAGAGCTGAAGACATCCAACCAAAAGAGGATGGTTGTTGAGAGTGACACTGTTAGTGATGTGATGCATTGGGGATTGAAGATGACAGAGGTTCCAACATATCCATATCTGACGATAAAGTTCAATCATTATGAGGCGGTCACTATGCGTCTTATAAAGCCATGGGACATCGAGGGGAGTTTGAAACACATGGCTGAAACGCAGTCCCCGTTTGATACAAATTATACACGCGGGGGGAATATATCATTCGGTCATCCCAGTCACTATGATTGTGATGTAACAAGTGCACAGCAATCGCCTGGGGATGGTGCAGCAATACTTAGAGACCTGCGTCTAGATAGCTTTGCAAATATGTCAGATATGGAACTTCAAACGGTAAGTGTGTACGATGTGTTGCGACAATTACCATCGAACATGCGGTAAGATACGCGTTATCTATTTCTAATATTCAAAACGTCTATCATCGTCTCGGCCCCAGTCGTATGAGCCTATATATCCACCAGGCATCTTTACTTTGTTCGAGTTTCTATATCGGTATATGTGGTCCTTCATGAACTCTGATTTCGGTGTGAATGGTTTCCGTTTGTCTCGACGTATCACTATCGCCGTGTAGTCGCACACGAGTTCATACCCTTTCGTCCAAAGCTTTCCTCGCTCGTCGAATGGGGATTCTCTACCCGTTGGCTCATATCCCATCTTTCGGAGGTCGCTAGAGAGTCGTCCAAGTTGTGGCGGCTTCTGCCACGTGAACTCATTCCACCTTTTCTGCATCATCTATACCATCCTCTGCTATTTCCTTCATTCTACTCTCTACATCTCCCATCTGCTCTCGCAGTTCTCGGAACTCTGCCCACAAGTCATCGACATCTTCGTTCCAATCTGTGTTGTGAGAGATCTTCCATTTCTCAGAATCTGGATGGATGATAAGAACCTCTAGAATATCCACGTCAAGTTCAAGCGCGTTTGCATACGCAGACAGCTGCATCTTATGCTTTTCGTATGGTGCGCTCCTAGCATTACTCGTTTTGATGTCACTTAACACAATGTTGCTGTCGCTGTCAACATATAGAAGATCGAACTGACCAGCATATCCCACGCCTGTGTTCGTGACAAAACATTCCACATTCAGAACATTTTCTTTGGAGATTCCCCGAACACGTTTGATATCTTCCCACGCCTCCTTCGCCCACGTGAGGTCTTCTTGAAACCGAGACCACTCTCCTTCTAACTTCAATTCTTCCACTGAGTTCTCCTCGTCTACAGAGAACATATCTTCGTCAGTGAAGTCGCTAAGCAGATGATAGTGAACAAGCGTTCCACGATTACTTTTGTACATTAAAATATCTCTCCAGTGTTCCTTTCCATTTGTCCCATCGTATTTCCGCTTCCAGAATTTTATCCCTTCTGGCGTCGGCATTTCATCTAAGACGGTCGAAACACTAGGGAGGTATAGCTCTTCGTGATCAGTATATACACGACCGTCTGGCAGCGTAAAACGCTGTAATGTTGTCGACATGAGTTAAATAGTCTACAAGTTCATATAGCCTATCATAGTACTTAAAACTTTCGGTTACCAGAAATAGCACCGAAAGCTTTATAAAGGATGAGCGCTAATAGCCGACTGTAATATATACTATGACTGCAGAATTGACAGAAATCAACGGCGTCGGACCAGCACGAAGCGAATCTCTTGCAGAGTCGGGATACCCCACCATCGAGTCTATCGCATCGGCTGAGCCAGAAGCCCTTGCGACAGCGGCGGACATCACAGAAGATAAGGCCCTTGACTTTATCGTACAGGCACAGAATCTGCTCCCAGCGCCCGGTGACGAGGAGTCTTCACACGACTTTGACCTAACACCAGCAGATGTGTCGGACGAACGTGAGAGCGACTCAGAGTCTGTGAGCGAGCCTGAGCCAGAACCTGAGCCCGAGCCTGAGCCAGAACCTGAGCCCGAGCCTGAGCATGTCACATTTGACGTATCGTTCGACGACCCCCTCGCCTATGACACGTTCTTTGACTCTGTGATGAATCAGCGTGCGTCTATGCGGCGTACAAACCGCACCGGCGTCGATGTGTTCGAACATGCGCTTGACCAGATGCGAGAGGGCTCAGACGAGGAGCCAGTCGAACTAACACTGACACACGTGCAGCTAAACGACCTTCACAACACTGTGAGAGAGCGAACAGTTGATTACAAGGGGTCGAACCTCATCGACCACATGGATGCGCTGAACAGTGTTCTGATGCAGATCGAAGAAGTCCGACAAGAGCATCTGTTCTAAAGTATCTGTACTGGCTGATACTGCTCGAATTTCTCTTTCTCGGTAGACTCAAAGTTCGTCTGTCGGATCATCCACTGCGCCTTTGACGGTAGTCTGTGCTGATTCGACAGATAGACATCTCTCGACGAAGCGTGGTGTGCGCATGTGTGAATGTGTCTGTCGCGCATCCCCTCAGGATGGATGCACATTATCTACTTTTCGAGAATATCTCGTACACATCCTTTCCAAAGACCTGGATACCCGCCATGATAACTGTGGGCAATATGATACCAATATACCAATCTTGCGGGATGTGTGATAAATTTCCATACCCAAGTATAGCCGCCCCAAGAAACGCCCATGTTGTAAAGAGAATGAGAGCCGCGACAACTGAGCCAATGTATTCAAGGTTGCTGTGCGCCGATACGTCGGCGGGTGGTGTGTCTGCCATGTGTGGCGTTGTCACTATGTATGTCGGGCAAGTATAAAAATCTTTCGGTTATTCTGATATATTCGGGGGCGGGGAATTGTCGTACTCGACTCCGGCCTCGTCTAACATCTCTTGCATCATGTTTTTACCTGTTGTGAAATCTATACCAACCCCATTATAGTGGTCTATCGGGCGCTTGTCCCACCGAAGTTCCCAATGTGCATATACGTATGTCTCGCCTGTGTCAGCATCTGGAACCGCCGATCCATCATATATCACACAGTGTAGCTGATAGTCTGT